CCGATGTCTGCGTCATACTCCAGACCCACAGAGATAATCGCTGTATCCGTTTCAGGATTTGCCAGGGACATTCTTACGAACGTCCATGTATCTGCGCTCAATGCAGGGATGCTCAGTGTCTCCAGTGGGCTTGCACAAGAAGCCGAATCATCCAGTAGAAGCTTCAGGTTCCCTGCACTGGTAGCAACGGTGCTCTTTACCCACATCTCGATGGTGTCGTAACCAGAGAGGTCTTTGCTAGTAATGCTGTCAGTCACAAAATCACCAGCAGACGCACCAGAAGCTATGACCATCTTCAGGGACTGAGTAAAGTCCCCATCAGTCGTTTCGTCAAAGGTTGTGCCACAAGTGTGGATGCTGGTCGAAGTAACGCTAGACCGGTACTGCAACTTGCTGATCATCTGAAGCGAAGTAGGGATATCAAACCGAGCAGTCGTGCCATCACCATGCAGGGAGATGTCCTCCTTGTATGTGTACGCATGTCCCGTTGCGTCGATGATCGCTTGGTTTATGAAGTCATTGATACGCTGAGGCTGGTACTTGTCTTCCCATATCTCGTAGGTATCAGATGAAGCCACTGACGCTGATGCTGCAGGGCTAAATGTCAGAGTGTAAACATTGCTCGTTACAGACGAATCTGTAACCCGCCTGACGATTCCATCGTTAGTGGAAGCATCAGCGTCTTGAAGAACCAGCCAGCGACCGTTGAATCGGTCGGCTCCACCAGTGACGATAGTATTGTCTACAACCGTCGTGGTGCTACCACCAGAGGCCGTAGAGGTTCTCATAGCCCCCAGGTTATAACCTATGGACTGACGAAGCTGTTCGCGAGTCCTTCCTTGGATTACTGCCATGAGGCGCTCCTTCTACAGCATGGTTAGTAAGTCTTTTTCTTCTTCTTTCTGTTAACGACAGGACTACCCATTCGAGTCGCCGCTGCCTTTGCCTGCCTTCGCCCTTTTGTCGTGTACGGATACTTCCGTTTCCCCACCATTGGCATGATTAGCCTCCTTATTTCCATTCCTGAGGGTAGCTACCTCAGCTTCAAGCTGGTCTATCAGGCGTTGCTGAATGATGATCTTGATCTGTCTTCCTGCCTCAGGCATCACCCTGACCAGTTCCTCTATGTCTGCCGGTGTCACATATGCGTCTGCCATGTCCCTCTGTCCCTCTAGAAGTTTTTCGGAAAGTAGATCAGGTTATTGCTACTGTTCTGTCGGCGATCACGAGCAATCCTTATCTGATCTAGTATTTTACCTATCTCCTTCTTTTCAGAAAGAGTAGGCGGTCGCTTCTCATACTTCTCCCTAAGCGCTGTTTGGAAGCTCTCTGTAGCCTCGCCTATCTTCTGATCGAGTTCGGCCTGCCCCTCATCAGGGTGCTGAACAACGGTGACCCTTTCCTCATGGGTAACGCCCCATCGGTCTTTACCGCGAAGCGTGAACCTATGGTGGATGATAGGTTTGGCAGTCTCTACGCTTAGTCCCAAAAGGGCCGTCCCGTTATGGACGGCCCCATTAGGTACCCAGATATCGTGCATGTGTCCCTCTTCTTACCAATCCCTAGAACCTGATCTGTAAGTCAACTAGCGAGTATTCAGTGGTAGCAGCTACGTTAATAACGCCACCAATGAGGAACTCTGCGCTTGAGTCATCAGCGATAACATCTACGGAACCATCGGTTGTGGAACCAGTCATTACGTTCTTGCCGACAACAACAGTACCATTCGTGAGAACAGCAGCAGGGCCAGCGGTCTGTAGCCAGCCGTAAGAACCACTAGCTATGTCTCTGTTTGGGATACCCGCGATAACACCGTCAATGTCATTGACATCCCAAAGTTCAACGGCTGCATATGGGTTCTTAGCAAGACCAACTTCAGAGGAAGTGGTCAACGCTGTACGAACAAAGTCATTCTCAAAGAGGTCGATAGTCAGAGTACCGCTACTTGTAGCAGCAGAGTGCCTCCAGATAGGCCAGCATTGACCTTCACCAGCAGCATCATTTACAAAGATGTAGCCATCTTCGTAATCCCCAACATCACCCCTGTTTTCTGTGTAGTATTCAGAACCAGAAATCGCGGTGGTCGCATTGGTAACAGTAATAGCACCAATACCGGAAGCATCGGCAGAAACTGCTGCTGCCACAGCCAAGTCCTTGATGTGACCGGAGGCTGTAGCTGCAACCATTGTAACCTTGCCAGCGGTAACGGCCTCACCCGTGTATCCATAAAAGAAAACCCTTCCATCAGGAAGAACTAACTTCGTTCCTAATCGACGCTGCTTTGATGTCGTCGATTCCTTCTCCATCCCATGATGTCCGTTAACAAACCCCGGAAATGCCATAACAAAATCCTTTCTACAGGCTCAAAGTCCTATGACCAGCCGTTGTTTGCATATCGCTAGGCACGGCCAATCGTTACACCTAGCTAGACCCCGACGGCGATGACAGAGGAATCATCCTCCGTCTTCACCTCTTTGGCTTTCTTCTCACCGTTCCGATCTACACACCACTTGCACTCGCACGTAATGCTTGGAGGCCAAGGGAATAGACCGATACGCGCTTTGCTAAGAACATAGTCAGGATTTCCCGGAACGTTTGGCGTCGTAGTACCTATGTCAGCAACAATGAGTCCCTCTACGTTGTAGCTAGGCTTATGCCTGTACAGCGTAGTTTTCGGTTGCCACTCATCGATGTATTTCAATGAATACCCAAGAGAGGCTAACTCAACCTTTTGTTTGTTCCGTTCTGTTATCCCTGCCATGTCCCTCTACCTCATAACCCCATTAAGATGTTGAAAGATCACCGATCTCAAATTGGACGCCTGCCCCACGGGAGTCATCCAATTCAAAGACACCGTAATCAGCCGTCATAACAACTTCGGTAGCACGCAGCGAAGCATCGCGTTGACGCTCCGTTCGTGTGTCAACAGAGACAAGCACCGCAAGTGCGGACTTATCAGCGATGACACCGATACCAGAGTCAACACTAGACTCCTTGTTAATGTTTCCATCCTCAAAGATAGGAACATTGTTGATGGGCCGAAGACCACTGTAGAAGTTCCTAAGCAAGTCGGCACTAAAGCCTTGGGATATTTCGCCACCGCCAGCGGCTCCTAACGAAGCAACAGTTGCACCGTCTTTAGACAAAGCAGCAACAGCATTCGGGTGGTGAAGAATGTAAAGCTGAGAACCGAATTTATTTGCTTTGGCATTAGAAATGATGGCATGTGTGTTCGCCACACTCATGCTTCTACCATCGGCACCAAGCTTTGTCCCACCGTTTAGGTTTGTGTACAAAGCGATAACGTCGCCGTCCTTCTTCCTTGCCATACCGTCACCAAGCTGACGCCCGATGATAGCCATAACGTTCGGGGAACTCTGACGAACCAGCTTGTCCGTAAGAATGACCTTCGCACCAACCTCAGAGGCAGTGAGGTCTACAGTCGTCATCCCGATACTTTCCTCGTCAACGATGTCCACACCATCAGTGAGGTCATCCATCGTCATCTGACCGACCTTAGGCACCGTCACGGTCTTCTCACCCTTACCCAGGGTGAACTTCTCGATCAATGCCATCGCAGGAGCGTTGTGCTCCTCTGTGTACCTAGCCGCAGCAATAATTGTCCGCTGGGCATTTTCCAGATTTCCAGTCGTTGCAGTCTGTGCCATCTCAAATCCTCCTTAGTATTAACCCAGACCAGCCGCACGCCTTGCGGCGGCTTGTGCTTCTGGAGACCGATCCCCAGCATTGAACTTCTCTAGCCAGGTATCTTCACTGGAAGCAGCAGCCACCTGCGAAGTGCTGTTATCAAAGTTCTGAGCCGGAACCTGTGCCTTCTCATACTTGGCGAGTTTTGACTCTAATTCGCCAATTCTTGCCATCTCACGGGCACGGGTTTCCATCTCCTGTGGGGAGTTGTAGGGAAGAAGTTGCTCAGAGTCAACCCCATGCTGTTTGGCATAGTACATGGCCGCTCGGTACCTACCTTCTTCGTGCAGTTTAGTACGTTGCAACTCAGCTTGAAGGGCATTTGTCTGGCGTTCATGCGCTTGCTGCTGAGTCACAGCAAGGTCAATTTGATCCTCTGTGTAGCCTTGGTTCTCTAGCTGAGAGCGCATTACGTTTGATCTCTCAATGAGAGAACGTTCCATTTCCTGTTGCTGCTGCCATTGTGTCCAGTTGTTAAGCTGAGACTGCAACTGAGCATTTTGCTGCGACAGGATGCTGTAGTCCTCCTGCGGCGGTACTGGTGCTGCAGCAGGCTGTGCAGCGGGCTGTGCTGCAGGAGCTTGTGGTTGTTCAGGCCGTTGGAGACTCTGGTCTATAGCATCCTGAATAATGTCCGGCTGGTCTCCTACGTCTACCTGGGCATCCGTGATATCAACGATATCTACGGCTGGCTCAGAAGCTCCCTGGTCAATCGGCATCTCCGTCTGTTCGTTCTGCGTAGTCATGTCCCTCTCCTCCTATAGTGGTCTTGCAATGAACCGCTGCGTAATTTCTCTACCTGCCCCTCTGTCTTGCTTTGTTACGATGCTCCTAGGAACATCCAGCCTAGGAAACATTGAAAGCGATAACTCCTCAACCAATTCTTCTGCGGTCTCAGGGTCTTTGGCGTTTTCTTTTATCCAGGCCACCCGCCTTTGGTATCGGTCAAGGTAGCGCGTCTGGCTCTCTGGCTTTAACAGGGAAAATATCTCCCTGTAGATACCCCCGCCTGTTCTTAGAACAGCGGCTTTTTGCTCAGGGGTGAAGTCCTGGAAAAGCTTGGCCTGGTGGGCATCAATAATGTCGTCTTTCTCATTCTTAAGAGCGGTAAGTACGTCTTCCTTTTGGTAGCCATCGCGCCATTTCCTCAGAGCAACGGCTATGGGGTCTTGAGAGGTAACATCGAATTCCCCCATACCGACCTCTTTCTTAAGCTCATCAAGCCTGGCATCTCTCTCTCCCCGCTCTTCATAGAAAAGCTGAATCAGTTCGTAATTAGTAAGCCCGCCATTTTGGTACTCATCCGTAAGCTTGTTTCGGAACTCAGCCTCTAGAGTTTCCTTCCTTGCCATCCAGAGCCCGAACGGGGAATTGGAGGCTACAGCGCTCATCTGGTATTTCTTCTGAACAAACGGGTAAAGAAGCTCACCCTTTATCCACGACTCTGAGATATTCCTAGTGCTATCAACCTCTAGCTTCAGCTTGTCGCGCGCTACGGCTATGGAAGCATCCCCCAAGCTCTGCCTCGATGTTCTCGCACCAAGCATCCCAAAAGCTGATGCTGCTAGGCTCTCACCTTCCATTGCTCCTTGAATAACAAATGGGAGAAATTCTTCAAGCCCATTAAGAACCAAGTCCTGGTTGCTTTCAATAACGTCGAATGGTGCTTTATCAGTCCCGGTTGCTCTTTCTGCAAGCATCCCACCGAAATTAAATGCGGGGGCTCCCCTGTTCCGCGCAGTTGCGATAAGGGGATTATTGAACTGATCCCATGAGAACCAGTCATTCATAGGCTCCATGTTCCCCTGTCTCGCCTGAGTCGCAGCCCAGACCAGCTTGTAATTAAGCTGGGAAAGCGAGCGCCAGAACCCACCTATGCCGACCCACGACCCTCCCATATTGATAGCCATGTGCTTCTTCCCCTGTTCGGGGTCGATAGACGTAAGAGCTTCTTGGAGGGCCTCTTCATTCGACTTCCCACTCGCACGTCCGTAAGAGTAAGAAATAGTGAAGAACGTTAAGCTTGATGCGAATAAGGCTGTTCCCAGGTTGCCTAAAGCAAGGGCCTGCTTGTTGTAAGCAACCGCTTCTAACTCTTCTTTTGGATTGAGTGCTCTTCCAGCGCGTTCTTGCATCATGGCACGCGGGGAACGACCTCGTTGGCCCTGAGACAAAGCGTACTGAAGGTCAATATTCCGCGCGGCAATGTTCCTGAGGCCGCG